TAACTTAAAAACGATGGTCGAAGCTGACAAGTTAATTGTCAATGACTTCGATACGATTGCTGAAATGAACACTTTTGTTCGTGTTCGAGACAGCTATGCAGCTGAAGAAGGTAATAATGATGACTTGGTAATGGGTCTTGTATTGTTTGGATGGCTAACGGCACAATCCTACTTTAAAGATTCGACAAACATTGATATACGAAAAGTATTGTTACAAGAAAGCAACATGTATGCCGAAGAGGATTTGGCACCTGTTGGTATCATTGATGACGGCCGGAAAGAAGAAGTTACAATAGATTCTGGCGATGTGTGGACAGAAAAAGGGTACCTGTCCTCAACTTTGTAAAAAACTAAATAGACAATAAAAAGAAATTGACCCGATAACAAAAGGAGAAATCCATGGCATTTCAACTATCCGCTGGGGTAAATGTATCAGAAATCGACCTGACCACAGTTGTCCCTTCAGTCGCCACTTCGATTGGCGCTTTTGCCGGACCGTTTGCCTGGGGGCCTGCGAATACTATCGTTACCATATCTGATGAGGTTCGCCTCACATCTACATTTGGTAATCCAAATAGTGATAATTATGAATACTGGTTCTCAGCTGCTAACTTTCTAGCATACTCAAATAATCTAAAGGTTGTTCGTGCAGTTAGTGTTGCTCAATCTCGCAACGCTACATCTAACACCAATGGCGCAGTATTAATTACTAACGAAGATTCATATGAATCCAGCTTCTCATCTGGTTCTGCCAATTCGTATGGTGTATTTGCCGCTCGTTATGCTGGTGCTTTAGGTAACTCACTTAAAGTTTCTATGGCAGACGCCAACTCATTTACAGGTTGGGCATATGCTTCACAATTTGATTCTGCACCAGCTACATCTACTTACACTTCTAACCAAGGCGGTTTGCGTGATGAAATGCACATTATCGTTATTGACGAAGATGGTAAGTTTACAGGTACACAAGGTACAGTTTTAGAAAAATATCAGTTCGTATCTAAAGCATCTGACGCTAAAACAGATTCAGGTGATACAAACTACTATAAGAATGTTCTCACACAACAATCTCAGTATATTTACTGGATGGACCATCCATATGCAAACGGCGCTAGCAATTGGGGAACTGCTGCTTCAGGCACAACCTTTGCTAACTTAACATCTAATGTTACCGTATCAATGACAGGTGGTGCAGATGGTACAGTTTCAACTGCCAATGTGGTAGTTGCATACGACTTCTATGACAATGCTGAATCAGTAGATATTTCTTTAGTAATTTCTGGCCCAGCAAATCAAACTGTTGCTGATAGCTTAATTTCAATGGCAGGTTCACGCAAAGATTGCTTAGTGTTCTTGTCACCAGAGAAAGCCGATGTTGTTAATAATCCAGGTTCTGAAGTTACCGACACAATCGCATATCGCAATACATTGACAACTTCTTCTTATGCTGTTTTAGATAGCAACTGGAAGTATCAATATGACAAATACAACGATGTATACCGCTGGGTTCCATGTAACGGTGATATAGCTGGTCTCTGCGCTCGCACAGACCTCGAGCGTGACCCATGGTATTCACCAGGTGGTATGAATCGTGGTGTATTAAAGAATGTCATTAAGTTGGCATACAATCCAACCAAAACAAATCGTGATGATTTGTATGTAAAAGGCATCAACCCAATCGTTTCATTCCCAGGCGAAGGCACAATCCTTTATGGCGATAAGACAATGTTGAGCAAACCATCTGCGTTTGACCGCATTAATGTTCGCCGTCTATTCATTGTGCTTGAGAAAGCAATCAGCCGTGCAGCTAGATTCTCATTGTTTGAATTCAATGACCAATTTACCCGTGCTCAATTTGTTGCTCTCGTAGAACCATTCTTGCGTGATGTGCAAGGTCGCCGTGGTATTACTGACTTCCGTGTTGTTTGTGATGATACAAATAATACACCAGAAGTTATTGACCGCAACGAATTTGTTGGTGACATTTATATTAAACCTGCTCGTTCAATCAACTTTATTCAACTTAACTTTGTTGCAGTTCGCACAGGCGTTTCGTTTGATGAAGTTGTAGGACAGTTCTAAATAGAGAAACGGGAGAAAATTAAATGGCATTTAATGTAAACGAATTTAGAAGTCAAATGATTGGGGACGGTGCCCGTCCAAATCTATTTGAAGTTTCTATGCCATTTCCTGGGTTCTCAGCACCAGGAAACGCACAACAGAAACTAACATTCATGTGTAAAACAGCACAATTGCCAGGCGCTACGCTTGGTGTTGTGCCTGTGCAATACTTTGGTCGTGAGCTTAAATTTGTAGGTAACAGAACATTTGCTGACTGGACAATTACAATTATCAATGATGAAGATTTCGTAATTCGTAACGCCTTTGAGCGTTGGATGAACGGCATCAATTCACATAATTTGAATGTCCGTAACCCAGCTGCATTGTCACCACTTGGTTACACAGTTGACGGCGATGTTACACAGTTTGGTAAGCAAGGCAACTCTTTGAAGAAATACAAATTTGTTGGACTCTTTCCAAGCGATGTTACTCCAATTGATGTTGATTGGGGTTCAAATGATACAATTGAGGAGTTCTCAGTTACTCTCACCTATCAATGGTGGGAATCAGTAGAAACCGGTGTAGTGTAAAGAGAAAGGCTTTGGCCTTTCTCAAATTTTTAGGATGATTTTTTATGGCTATTAAGCTTTTCGGCTTCACCCTAGGTTCGAAAGATGTTGTTCAGGTTCAACCGCCTGAGCAACCATCTTTTGCACTTCCAACTCCTGCACTTGATGATGGTGCAGTTACTATTACTCAAAATGCTTATTACGGCACCTATGTTGACTTAGAGGGTGCGGTTCGTAATGAGTTAGAGTTAATTACCCGCTATCGTGAAATGTCAAACCACCCAGAATTGGAAATGGCGATTGATGATATTGTCAATGAGGCAATTACACACGATGATACAGGTAAAACAGTTAATATTGTTTTAGATAAATTAAAACAACCTGAAACAGTAAAGAAAAAGATTATTGAGGAGTTTGAAAACATCCTCAAAATGCTTAACTTTGGTAATTTGGCTGACGACCTTTTCAAAAGATGGTATATCGATGGTCGCATTTATTACCATGTAGTTGTAGATGATAAGCGTCCACAAGAAGGCATTAAAGAGTTGCGTTATATCGACCCACGCAAGATTCGTAAAGTGCGTGAAGTCAAAAAAGAGCGTGACCCAAAAACAAACGCTGATATTATCAAATCAATTGCCGAATACTATGTGTATTCTGATAGAGGCACAACAACACAGACCTATGGTGCTTCAGTAAATGCAGGTCTAAGAATTGCACCAGATTCAATTATTAATGTGAACTCTGGTTTGATGGATGCAAAAAATACATTCGTCATTTCATATCTACACAAAGCAATTAAGCCTCTTAATCAGTTACGCATGATTGAGGATGCGGTTGTTATCTATCGCCTCTCACGAGCACCAGAGCGCCGTATTTTCTATATCGATGTGGGTAATTTACCACGAGGCAAAGCAGAACAATATCTTAAAGATATTATGATTAAGTATCGTAACAAAATGGTTTACGATGCCAATACAGGTGAGTTGCGTGATGACCGCAAACACCTATCGATGCTTGAAGATTTCTGGTTACCACGCCGTGAAGGCGGAAAAGGTACTGAGATTACCACATTACCAGCAGGCCAAAACCTTGGTGAGTTGGAAGATGTGAAGTATTTCAGACAGAAGTTATTGCAATCGCTTAATGTGCCAATCTCTCGTTTAGAACCACAACAAGGTGGTATGATTGGTCTTGGCAGAACAACAGAAGTTACCCGTGATGAAGTTAAGTTCTTAAAATTCATCATTCGTTTGCGTAATAAATTCTCACAGATTTTTGACCATGCTTTAGAGAAGCAATTAGTTCTTAAAGGTATTTGCACCAAAGAAGAATGGTATCAGTTCCGTGATGACATTTACTATGACTATGTAAAAGACAATAACTTTACCGAGTTGCGTGATGCTGAGTTGTTGCAGAACCGTGTTCAAACATTGGCAGTTGTTGACCCGTATGTAGGTCGTTACTATTCTGCTGAGTGGGTTCGTAAACACATTCTTCAACAGACCGATGAAGATATTGAAGAAATTGATGCTCAAATTAAAGAAGAATCTGATGCTGGTATTGGTGGCCCAACGATGCCACAACAACAAGACCAAGCATCACCTGACCAATACCCACCTGAAGATAACACAGGTGAAACAAATGAATCAATGACACCGATGCTAGACGCTGAGGTAGAAAAGTATTCGTCTATACTAAATAGGCGCTAAACGGAGAATATAATGGACACACAAACATTTATTAATCAAGTTGCAGCTGGCGATGCAGTTGGCGCAAAAGATTTACTTAACGATATTTTATCATCTAAAGCCTTTGAAGCTTTGGATGCCAAAAAAGTTGAAATGTCTCAGGCAATTTTTTCAGGTGAAGAACCTGAAGTGCAAGACACGGAAGAAACCGAAACAGAAACAGAGTAATGAATTTACAAGAATTTAGAAAACTTGTAGAAGAAGAAAAGTCGGACTATTCTAAGTTTGACATGTTGGTTCGTGCTGGTTTGGCCAATAAGGCTCAATTGGCACGAATTCACCGTATTTTAGACAAGATGACGGAAGAGCGTCCACAGTTTAATAATGCCGATAAAGAAATCATGCGTAATCTTTTTAATCGCATGGTCGATTTAATTAGCAACAATAAACAAATCTTTCAAAAAACACGGCAAGTAGTTAGAGAAGAATTAGAAGAAGGCGTATTAGATACGGCAGACATTAAAGTATCACCATCTGGTCGTAAAGTAAGAGCACACCGTCTCAAAGTAGGTGATGTTGCTTATGGTCAAGAAGATGATATTAAAGAAGAATTTGAGCTTGTAGAAGCACCAATAGATTTTGACAATGACCCACCTTTTGTTTTGGTTTTGAAACGCAGAGCCATCAGAATGTATCCTGATAAAACAAAAGTTGCGTTATATTACAGTAAAACATTAGATAAGTATTTCTCAGTTCCATATGGCGGCCCTTTAGGTGCTGTTGTGCAGGCAGAAGAAACACAAATTGAAGAAGCTGTAATGGACCAGTTACATAAGATTGTGACCAATAAACAGGCACAATCAGTTAAGTTTGGCAATGGCGAAACAAGAAAAGTAGACCATTTTACCGCATCTGCTATTACGCAAGTTCATAATGCTTTAAATGATGACAATAAAAAGAAGTTTGCAGACATGGTTCACAAGTCGCCTGCACATTTAATGAAAGCATCTGACTTTGCCTTTAGTAGAGCAAAATGAATTTAATAGATTTAATTATACAAGGCAAATTAGACGAAGCTCGACAATGTTGTTGTGACCGTCTAAAAGAAAAAGTTGCTAAACGCTTAGAAGAAGCCAAGCGTTATGTTGAAGCAGACATGTTTGAAGAAGTAGAAGAGCTTGATGAGGTAGTAAAACGGAGAAATCCAAACCTAATTAAGCAAGGCAGAATTACTAAAATTCGCCGTAGAATTAGACGAAATGCAAAAGGGCGTATCGTAGTTCAAAAGAACCGCAGACGCTCAGGTATTAAAGGTTACAGAATTGTTGGCAGCACGGTTCGCCGCATACCAGCAAATGTAAGATTAAGAAAGGCACGCTTATTAAAGCGGTCATGGAAAACAACACGAAGAGCAAAACTTCGCCGTTCGCAATTGAAGCGTAAAATGTCAATGCGTAGGCGGACATCAATGGGACTAAAATAAAATGCCATTTGAAATTATAAACGCTGTTAGAGCAAAATCAACAATTCGAATTGTTGGTGGTGCCGCTAATACAGCAATCAATTTAAATACTCTCTCTGCTCAAACAGGAGAAACGGTGACAGAAGCTGCAATTGCACAAGTTTCAGCTTCAACAAACGGAATTTATAGAATTTATAGAGGTAATAATTCTTCTGGTACATTGATACTAGAAATTTCCACACCAATTAATTTGGTATTATATGAATATGATATTACTTTTGCAAATAATGCTACTGCAAATATTTGGGTTGAACATACAGGAACAGCAGGTAGTTTGATTATGCAAGTAACTAAATCTGCTACTTATAGCCCAGCACTAACAGGAATGTAATATGAAACTCATTACAGAAACAATTGATGATGTAAAGTATCTTACCGAAAAAACAGAAGATGGTAAGAAAAAACTTTTCATTGAAGGCACCTTTTTAGTTGGCGATGCTGTCAACAAAAACAACCGCATGTATAAAATGGACACACTTCGTAATGAAGTTGCTCGTTATACAGAAGAATTCATCAACACAAACCGTGCGCTTGGTGAGTTAGGTCATCCAGATACACCATCTATTAACTTAGAGCGTGTATCTCACAAGATTGTATCTTTAAAAGAAGATGGTAACACCTTCTATGGCAAAGCACTTATTCTTGGTACACCATATGGACAAATCGTTGAAAACTTTATCAACAACGACATTCAGGTTGGCGTATCATCAAGAGCTCTTGGTTCTTTGGCACAAACTAAAGAAGGATATAACCTTGTGCAAGACGACCTCAAATTAGCTACTGCGGCTGACATTGTTGCCGACCCATCTGCGCCTGGCGCATTTGTAAATGGCATCATGGAAAACAAAGAATGGATGTTCATAGAAGGTCACTTTATAGAGAAGGACTTTGACCATGCCAAGAAAACAATTCAGAGAGCTTCCAAATCACAACTAGAGGAAACTGCTCTAAAACTGTTTGAAAATTACCTCAGAAAACTTTAATTTTATAAATAAGAAATCATAAGGAGATTCCTAATGGCAACAAATAAACTAATGGAAGCCGCAGCAGAGATTCTTGCAGGAAGCAAGAAGTCCGCTCCAGCAATGCCTGCTGAGAAATTACCAGCTGAGATTCACGATGCTGGCGGCCCAACACCACAAAATTATAAGAACGATGATAATTCTGCAAAGATTAGTCCATCGTCTAAGAGCGCAGCTGCTCCTACAACTAAGCCATCTGACGCTTCGCCAGATACACAGCTTAAGATGAAAAAGGAAGAAGCTGAAACTGAAGAAGAAATCATCGCTGAAAAGTCCCATGAAATGGAAGATGAAAAAGATGATGAGAAAGAAGATAAAAAAGAAATGATGAAGAAGAAAATGAAAGAGGACATTGATGCCCTTTTCTCTGACGATTCTACCATTTCTGAAGAATTCAAATCCAAAGCTGCTACAATTTTTGAAGCTCGTGTCATGGACCGTGTTACACAAATTGAAGAAGAAATTGAAGGCAAATATGCCTCGATGCTCGAAGAAGCAGTTGAATCAATTAAATCTGACCTAACAAACAAAGTCGATGACTACCTCAACTATGTTGTTGAGCAATGGTTAGCAGATAACGAAATTGCTATTGAATCTGGCCTCCGTGCCGAGATTACCGAAGAATTCATTGCTGGTTTACGCAACCTATTCGCAGAACATTACATTGATGTTCCAACCGAAAAAGTTGACCTCGTTGACGAACTTGCTGGTAAAGTTGAAGAACTCGAAAGCAAACTTAACGAAGAAATTGAGCGTGGCATTTCTTATGCTAAAGCTCTCGTAGAGTCCCGCAAGAGTGAATTGACCCGTGAAGTATGCGAAGGTCTCACAACAACACAAGTTGAAAAAATCAAAACGCTCGCAGAGAGTGTTGAATTCTCCACAGAGGAAGAATACAAAGAGAAACTTGAAACAATTCGTGAGAACTATTTCCCATCTGGCGTTAAACAAGCCAATGAGGAGCAACTACACGAAAAGGTAGAAGATACTGATGCTAAACAAGTCAACATCAATGACCCATTTGTTGCCGCAGTATCACAAGCAATTTCTAAAACCAAAATTTAAGTAAAACATAAAATAGGAGACACTTAAATGTATTTGTCTGAATCATTACAGAAAAAATGGGAAGGTGTTCTGGACCATCCAGAACTCGAGCCAATTAAAGACCCATATCGTAAAGCTGTTACAGCTGTTATCCTTGAGAATCAAGCTCAAGAAATGCAAAAAGCTGCTGGCATCCTTAACGAAACAGGCTCACCAACAAACTTTGCTGGTACAGGCGGTTTCGGTGGCGGTGCTGCTGCTGCAGGTCCAGTTGCCGGTTTTGACCCAATCCTAATCAGCTTGGTTCGCCGTTCATTACCAAACCTAATCGCTTATGATGTCTGCGGTGTTCAACCAATGACAGGCCCAACAGGTTTGATTTTCGCTATGCGTTCACGCTATGCTTCACAAGGCGGTACAGAGGCATTCTACAACGAAGCTAACACACAATTTGCCGGTGCTAACACAGCATTGACAGCTGCTGTTGCTGCTCAGTTGACCTCTTTAGGCATTGCTGCTAACACGACAGAAACTTTCGTTTCTAACGCACAAGCTGCTATCGCTATGACAACCGGTTCTGCTGAAGCCCTCGGTGATGGCGCTCAAGGTAATACATTCCAAGAAATGGCCTTCTCAATTGAGAAAGTTACCGTAACTGCTCGCACCCGTGCATTGAAAGCTGAATACTCAATGGAATTGGCACAAGACCTTAAAGCAGTTCATGGTTTAGATGCTGAAACCGAGTTAGCAAACATTCTTTCAACAGAGATTCTCGCTGAAATCAACCGTGAAGTTATTCGTACCATCTATGGTGTTGCTAAGTTAGGCGCACAAGTCGGTACAACAACTCGTGGTATTTTCGACCTTGACACCGATTCTAACGGTCGCTGGATGGTTGAAAAAGTTAAAGGTCTTGCGTTCCAATTAGAGCGTGAAGCCAATACAATCGCCAAGACAACCCGCCGTGGTAAAGGTAATATTGTAATCTGCTCATCTGATGTTGCTTCTGCATTTGCAATGGCTGGCATCCTAGATTACAACTCTGCTCTCCAAGGCCAAGTTAACTTGACAGTTGACGATACTGGCAATACATTTGCTGGTACATTGTTTGGTCGTATCAAAGTTTACATTGACCCATACTTCCCAGCTGGTTCTTCAAATGAATTCGCTGTTGTAGGTTATAAGGGTTCTAATGCTTATGACGCTGGTTTGTTCTACTGCCCATATGTTCCATTGCAAATGGTTCGTGCAGTTGACACTGGTACCTTCCAACCAAAGATTGGTTTCAAAACTCGTTACGGTTTAGTTGCCAACCCATTTGCAGAAGGCACAGACCAAGGTCTAGGCGCTTTGAACAAGCAAGCAAACAACTACTATCGTTCTTTTGCAATCAAGAACTTGATGTAATTTGTTTTAAGTCCTATAATAATAAAAACAAAAAGGGACAATCTAAGAGAGGCATCGCAAGATGCCTCTTTTTTTTAGCTTATAAATAACCACATGACGAATATAAAAGATATTGCAAATGATGTAATTAATCGTGCCAAAAACTTAAAAGAGTTTGTGGTAAAACGAGATATAGAAGATGTTCTTTTTGTGGGTGAAATGCGATATTCCATAAAACATATTCATGGCAAACCAGTAGAAATCTATGTTCATGCTTTAACGCAAGAAGAAGCCGAACTCCGTGTAGATGAATGGCTGAAAGAACAGAATGACAGCATTAACTAGAAATCCAACTAACCCTAATCCGTTACAACCAAATAAGTTTCTATTGACATTTGGTAGAACACCTAATGTTCAATACTTTTGCCAAAATGTTACGGTACCAGGCATTTCATTGTCAGAAGTTGTGCAGACAAATCCGTTTGTTGATATCTATTCTCCTGGCGAAAAAGCCATCTATGACCTTTTAAACATTACATTTATTATTGATGAAGAACTATTAGGTTGGAAAGAGGTACACGATTGGATTCGTGCTATGACTTTCCCAAAAGAGTTTGAAGAATACAGAAAATTACCTACATTAAACAAATACAATTCAGCCTCTAATGATTTGCGTGGTAATTTTCCACAATTCTCTGATGCCTCACTTACATTATATTCATCATCAAATAATCCATACTACCGCTTTAAATTTCACGAAGTTTTCCCTACAACTTTATCTACCTTTATTATGAATACGCAAGATGGTCCAGATACCATTTTAACTGCCGATGCCACATTTCGGTATAGTTATTACGATATTGAAAAACTTTTCTAATACCGCTTGACAAATCCTAACAATTAGTGTAAACTCCTTGCAATAAGGAGCATTATTTTATGAAGCAAATTGATGATTTATTGGAAGAATGGCGCAAAGATTCCGACATTGACAGAACGGAACCTGGCAAAGCATTGTTAGACATACCCAAACTACACAGCAAATACCTAAACATTTTGTCTAGGCATCGCTTGCTTGCCAAAGAAGCCGAATTCAAATATAATAAATGGAAAAAATTGAAGTGGGAATACTACACAGGTAAGTTAGATGATGATGAACTTGCTAAGTATGGTTGGTCGCCATTTCCATTTGTTCTTAAATCCGATATCACTACATATTTGGAGAGTGATGAAGATTTAAACAAGTATCAGGCACAAAAAGTAATGCATGATGAAGTTGTTGATATCTGTCAAAGTATATTGAAAGAATTAAACTCTCGCACATTTCAGTTGCGTGATTATATAACATGGGAACGGTTCATACAGGGTGTCTGATTTAACATTACATAAAAAGAATGAATCATTTATACAGTTTGAGTGTGATAAAGGTATTGCACAAGAACTAAGTGATTACTTTACTTTTTTTGTGCCAGGATATCAATTCGTTCCTGCATATAAAAGTAGAATGTGGGATGGCCGCATAAGATTGGCTGACCTACGCACATTTACCATATATCATGGTCTTGTTCCTTACATTGAAAAATTTTGTCAGGAAAGAGATTACAAATTATCCATTGATACAGATATCAATGCTACAGAAAACTTTTCTGTTGTAGAGGCAAAACAATTCATTGATACGCTAAATCTGCCACATGAGATTCGTGATTATCAATTCAAAGCCTTTATACAGGCAGTTCGCAATAAGCGAATGTTATTACTATCACCTACTGCATCAGGTAAATCACTTATCATTTATACAATTGTTCGGTGGTTACAAGAAGCAGATTTTAAAAAAGGTTTACTGATTGTTCCTACCACATCGTTGGTAGAGCAAATGTATAGTGATTTTGTTTCATATGGTTATGATTCAGAAGAATATTGCCATCGTCAATACTCAGGTAAAGAAAAACACACCAATAAGTTTTTAACTATCACTACATGGCAATCAATCTATAAAAACGATAAAGATTACTTTGAACAATTTGATTTTGTTCTTGGTGACGAAGCTCACCAATTTAAAGCCAAATCATTGACAACCATTCTATCGGGTTGCTCAAACGCTAAATATAGAGTAGGTACAACAGGCACATTAGATGGCACTCAAACTCACCGATTAGTATTGGAAGGTTTATTTGGTCCAGTTTATAAAGCAACCACAACAGCTGAGTTGATTGAAAAAGGACAACTTGCTAGTTTCAAAATTAAATGCCTAATATTAAAATACCACGAAGCAATATGCAAGCAGGCTCGTGGTTGGGATTACAATACTGAAAAAGATTTTATTGTATCTTATAAACCTCGTAATGATTTTATCAAAAATTTAACGCTATCACTAGAAGGCAATACATTGGTATTGTTTCAGTTGGTAGAAAAACACGGAAAAGAGTTGTATGAATCTATTAAAGCTGAAGCAAAAAATAGACATGTGTTTTTTGTATTTGGCGGCACAGATGTTGAAGTGCGAGAATCGGTTCGTTCAATTACTGAAAAAGAAAAAGACGCCATTATTGTGGCATCTTATGGCACTTTTTCTACTGGTGTTAACATTCGCAATCTACACAATATCATCTTTGCAAGTCCTTCTAAGTCAAGGATTCGTAATCTGCAATCTATTGGTCGTGGGTTACGCATAGGTGATAATAAGACAGAGGCAGTTTTATTTGATATTGTTGATGACTTTCGTATAGGCAAATTTGCCAATTACAGCTTGAAACATTTCATCGAGCGTGTTAAAATATACGATGAAGAAAAATTTAAATATAAGTTTTACAACATAGAACTCAAAAATGGAACAGACAACGAATAACAATATCAAAATTGTTCGCTTACAATCAGGTGAAGATATAATTGCTGATTACATTGAAAAAGAAGATGGTGAGACCGCAATCTTAGATAACCCAATGCATTTGATTTTTAAAAGAATACCTAGTGGTCAAACAGTAATGATGATGATGCCATGGTTACCAATTGAAATTATTAAAGACAATCATGCTTTAATTTACACTACTGATATTCTTACCATCATAGACCCAAAAGAAGATTTGGTTGAATATTATGGTGATGTTGTGATAGAAGCACATCAACGCATGGACAGAAAAACACCTTTCTATAATATGGATGAAATGGAAGAAGGTGATGAGGAAGATATTGAGGAAGAATTTGACCCTGATGAAATCTTTGAAGCCATGAAAGAAAGAAAAAAAGGAAGTTTACATTAATGGAATTATTTGTTTACAATGAAGATAATTTAAAACTAGCTAGTTTTTATATCTACAAACATTTAACACCTAATTTACTTCCTAAAAAATGGGTAGAGCGTAATGCTTCCAACCCATTGTTTGGTCATTGTCATACAGCATCTGCCTGTTTACAGAAATTGTTTGGTAGCAAAAACATTAAACTGTATAGGGGATTGGATGATGAAGGTATTTGGCATTGGTGGGTTGTTACAGTTGAAGGTAAAAGAATTGACTTGACTGCTGACCAATACTATTCACAAGGTCGTGTACCACCTTATGAAAGCGGAACTAAGGCATCAATGCTTGGTTTTGACTATCGTAAAAGGGTCTATAAATTAATGGAGGTAGTTAAAGCAGATTTACTTTCAAACGGAACACCGCTACTGTAACATCTGTCAAGAGCAAAATGAGGCAAATATGAGTGAAAAGAAAACAAAACATTATGTGAACAACGCCGATTTTCTGGCTGCACTAATTGAATACAAAAAGAAATGTGATGAGGCTAAGAGCAATAAAAAGCCAGAACCACAAATACCAAATTACATTGGTGAGTGCTTTCTAAAGATTGCAGACCATCTATCACGCAAACCAAATTTCATATCATATTCTTTCCGTGATGAAATGATTGCAGATGGTATTGAAAACTGCCTCATGTATTTTCGTAACTTTGACCCCGATAAGTCCAAGAATCCATTTGCCTACTTCACACAGATTATCTACTATGCCTTTCTTCGTAGGATTATGAAAGAGAAGAAACAATTGTATGTCAAATACAAGGCAACAGAACAGATTGGCATATTAGATGAATTTGAATTACTAGAAGATTCAGATGGTCATACTCGCCAGTTTGAATTGTATGATAACATCTCCGAATTCATTCACAATTTTGAAGAAAACAAACGCAAGAAAAAAGAAGGCAAAAGCAAAGGGCTAGAAAAGTTTATTGAAGAAGATTTGCCTGATTCTGCTTGACATGTTAACAAAAAGGAGTTATAATGGATAGATTAAAAATAGAGCATCACATTAAACACCTACAAGATTTGCACGATAAGTTGGATAAACAAATTATTGATGAAGAATCACATCACGGTAGTTGTGCCACTATTGCAATTCTTAAAAAGAAAAAACTTAAACTGAAGGATGAAATAGAAGGTTTCAAAAATCAAATACAATGAAATTATGCATATTGGGTGATTCACACTTCGGCGCTCGAGGTGATTCGTTAGATTTTCACAAATACTTTCAAAAGTTTTATGATGAAGTATTTTTTCCTTACCTAGTTGAAAATGATATTAAGATTATCTTTCAAATGGGTGATTTATTTGATAGGCGAAAGTTTATCAATTTCAATTCTTTATTCTTAGCTCGCAAATACTTTTTTGATAAATGCGAATCGCTAGGCATTACACTTCATACTTTGATTGGCAATCACGATGTTGCCTATAAGAATACACTTGAAGTAAACTCACCTGCTTTATTGTTGAATGAATATAAAAATATTAAAGTATATGATAAGTTTACCACAGTAGAGTTTGATGGCATTCCTGTTGATGTTGTTCCTTGGATGTGTGATGATAACCAGAATGATATTTTGGTAAAAATGAAAGATTCAAACTCACAGATTGCTTTTGGACACTTTGAAATTGCAGGCTTTGAAATGGACAGAGGTAATGTTTCAGACATAGGTATTGACAAAAACATTTTAAAAGATTATGATATTGTTTTGTCAGGACATTTTCATCATAAATCGTCCGACTTTAACATTGTATATGTTGGTACGCCATATGAAATGACATGGGCAGATTATAATGACCCAAAAGGATTTCATATATTTAACACAGACACACGGCACTTAGAATTTATTCGTAACCCATTTACAATGTTTAACAAGGTAACATATGATGATGGCCAACAAGATTTTGAATTTTGGAAAGGGTATCAATACGATACACTAAAAGATACCTATGTAAAAGTTGTGGTATTAAACAAACAAAATCCATTTCTGTTTGACCATGTAACAGATAATCTTTATAAAGCAGGCATTGCTGACCTGTCTATTGTTGAAGATTTTAGTGATGTTTTAAATGATAACGACCAAGATATCATTGACCAAGCGGAAGATACAATGACTATACTTTCAAAGTATATTGACAACCTAACATTAGATGTTGAATCGGATAAGTTGAAATTGCTTATGCGTGAACTATATGTTGAGGCACTAAACACAGAAGTGGCTGAATGATACTATTTCGTAAATTAAAATGGAAAAACTTATTAAGCACTGGCAATTATTATACAGAAGTTAATCTGTCTAATAACAGCAATACGCTGGTTGTAGGTGAAAATGGTTCTGGTAAAAGCACGATGCTTGATGCATTGTGTTTTGCTTTGTTTGGTAAACCATTTCGTTCAATTAACAAGCCACAACTTGTAAACAGTATTAATAATAAAGATTGTATTGTTGAGGTGGAGTTTGATACCAATAACAAGGCATATCGTGTGGTTCGTGGCATTAAACCAAACATATTTGAAATCTATTGTGATGGTGTATTGGTCAACCAAGATGCAGCTAGTCGTGATTACCAAGAATACTTAGAAAAGTTTATTCTTAAACTCAATTACAAATCATTTACACAGATTGTAATTCTTGGTTCGGCTTCATTTACACCATTCATGCAATTGTCGGCATCAGACCGCCGTGCCATTATTGAAGATTTATTGGACATTCAAATCTTTTCTACCATGAATTCGTTGGTAAAAGATAAACTATCCAATAATAAAGACCTTGTGGCAGAAAAGAAGCATGAGATTGATTTGGCTACACAAAAACACGATATGCAGAAAAAGCATATTGAAGAACTAAAACAGAACAATGAAGATAAGGTAAAAGAATATGAGAGTGAGATACAGGTTCATAGTGAGACCATATCCAGCTTACTGTCAAATGTTAGCACACTTACCGCTGAGGTCGACAACCTCCAATTGGTTGTTGAAAGTAAAATTGAAACAGAGGCTAAGGTTAAAAAGATTACAAAAATTGAATCGCAAATTGAAAGCAACTTATCCAAATTTCGAAAGGATATCAGTTTCTTTCAGAACCATGACGATTGTCCAACCTGTAGGCAAACCATTGCCATGGAATTTAAAGAGGAAGAGCTTACCAATCTCTCCAATAAAGTTACGGAGTGCGAACACGGTCTCCAACAGTTAGAAGAAAAACTAACAGCAGAACAAGATAAGTTAAACGAGATTGCAGAAAAGCAAAGAGAACTTCAAAAGAAGCAAGTTGAAATTGCTACCTGTAATACAACAATCAATGAAACAAATAAGATGATTGCTCGTGTGCGTAAATTGATTGATGAGTTAAAAGAATCTAAGGTAGTAACAACAAAGGAAGAACAAGAGTTAAAAGAATTAAAGGAGTTGCTAGTAACATTACAAGCGTCCCTAAAACAACTAATAGAAGAAAAAACTTATTACGAAGTAGCATCTAATCTTTTAAAAGATACTGGCATTAAAACAAAGATTGTTCGTCAGTATTTGCCAGTGATTAATAAATTGGTCAATAAGTATTTAGCGTCATTAGATTTCTTTGTGAATTTTAATTTAGATGAATCATTTAAAGAAACAATTAAATCTAGGCACCGTGATGAGTTTACCTATAATAACTTTTCTGAGGGTGAGAAACAGCGTATTGATATGGCATTGATGTTGACATGGCGTGCGGTTGCCAAGTTGAAGAATTCATCAAATACTAATCTGTTGATACTCGATGAAACATTTGATTCGAGCCTAGATGCCAATGGCACAGAAGAATTAATGAAGATTTTGCATATGTTAGAAGGTGTTAATTTGTTTGTAATTTCTCATAAAGGCGATATATTACAGGATAAGTTCCTCAATGTTATCCGTTTTGCCAAGGAGAAAAACTTTTCGAGGATTGTAAAATGATAGAAGGTCAAATTCGTATTACTGATGGGCATAA